GCAACCCGAGGTTCGTCCGCTTTGACACGAACTACGTCCTCTTCACATGTCTCTAACACGCCGATGCGGCCTAATACGCTGTCAGAGGTCCGCAGACATGACACTTTCCTGAGGAACAGACCTCTTGCTTGTCGTTTCTACCTTTTTAACTTCCTCTCCATGGTTTGGAAGCCCCGAAGGGTAGTGGGATTGTACCACGATTCAAGTCGTGATCCCTAAAAGACGATCCAAGTAGTTTGGCATCCTCAACGTTAGACCGCACCTCGCAGGCGAGGCACGATCTATTCCCGACGCGGCGCCGCTGCCCGCGCGTCACTCCCAGCCGTACGGCGGCAACCAGCCCGATTGCTCCTGATAGTCCAATCGAAGACTATCAAGGACAGACCAGGATACAAGTATCCCAGTCTGCTCCGGAAACGGAGACAAAAAGGCCTTCGCCGAAACTGGCTTAGGGCCGACGGAGGCGAACTGGTTACGAAGGCAGAATCGAAAACGATTCTCATTCGAAAAGACCCAGTCCGGAATACAAGGGTAATCAAAACGACGACCCTTACACTCCGATCGGGATCGACAATATCTAAAACAAGATTGATCGACCTCGATCGGCTTCCAACCGTCAGCCCACTTCTGCGCCCCCAACTCTAACGAGCTCTGGAAGAGCTCCTCAGGACCTAAAGCACTAGCGTCATGCCGCGTGATAAAATCAGCGTCATATCCGACCGAGTGCTTATCAAAAGCCCTGGGGAACTCAACTAGAGGGAGTTCCAAGAGTGAAAACAATTTCGACAGTCGACGGCTAAGGAGCCCTCGAAAGCCGAGAGAGACCGGGGACACACCTGAAGAACGGAGTTCTCCAAGGTGCCACCGGAACCACTCACGGCCTGCCGAAAACCTTAAGGAAGGTTCGGTTAAGCCCGAAAGGAAGGAATGAAAAGACCTTCCCAACGAGCCAGGATGATCCGCAGGACGGAACATACCAAACCGAGCCGACCAAAAAGGTCTGAGGGTCCCACAATCCCACTCCAGAAGAGTGGAATTAATGGTCCCCCAGTCGTTTTCAACCGACGTCTTCGTCCTCTCGACCGTCAGGCCGACAGACTGAATAGAAGCGCACCACTTATCAAAGTGGCCACTCTTCTGAAACAGAATGTCATCGCCATTGATAAGGACCGGAACCTTCCATGCTTCCTTCGTGCCTCTCAAAGACCACCTGAAAGCCAGGTAATTTTGGAGGCAAAGAAGCGGGAACGAAAGGTACGATCCCATCATTTGACCGGTCGAGACGGTCACCTCGTCGAGGTCCCAACCTAGAACGGGACGGAGTGCCGATAAGGCAAACCGCTTAACGTTCTCAGGGACCATGATCGACGACGAAAACGCCGTCTCAAGGATAGCTTGGGCCACCTCGATCGAAAGACCGTCAGTGGCCGAAGCATAATCCCCGGAGACGAGATCACCTCCACCGAATCGGAACCCTGCTCTTCGAAGCTTCTCCGCCGTCGGATCACCGGTCAAAAGCCAACGGAACCTCTTCAAAGACCCATAAAGAGTCTTATGAAGAGGCTTCAAAGCCAGAGTAGAAGCACAAAACTTCGACAAAGGCCTAGGCTTACCGGCAGACTGAACGACGAGAAGCTTCCCTTTCACAGAGCCCAGATCCCCCTCCCCATGAAGGACCGCATCAAAGAATGCGTCTTGCTCGGAACCGCACTGACCCAAACAACCACCGGAGGACCTAGATCCTGCAGATGGACAATTCGAGTCAAATACGGCCACCGAAGAGAGAGGGGGCGTTGTCGTAAGGCAAAATGATTCGTACGACGCATCCCAACCTTTCTTAAAAAGATCGGCGGTCTGACGACGTACGAAATCAAGATAACCCTTCGGCAACTCCGATGGAGGCGAGCCAATAACCCGTACCAACTTGTCAAGCAAACCGTTTTCCATGCATACGCAGGAAGCCGGCAAGCCCTTCTTTATAGACTGGAAGGACAGTTGCTCCCTCGGGACGTCAGAGACGTCACGACCGAGGAAACTTTTGACAAGCCGGGCGAAATCGGAACAGGTGTGAACTCCTTCAAAAGAGGGAAGATCAACACTCTTACCGAAAATCGCCTGCCAAGAAGCGACCGACTTCGCAAGGTACAGCGAAGTCTGACGCTGGAAGGCGCGGCAACGCCGCGATTTCCGACGTCGACAAGTGCGAGAAGCGCTCATTAACCTAAAGAAGGTCAGAATGACACAACGCACCTGGATTACCGGATAACAGATCGTAGTCTGTTAT